CCGAGATATACAAATGACGAACCTAAACAAACCATCATCAATCCGAATGGCGGACGCAGACGAATCGCCTTCAAGAATCGACGTTGATTACATCGACCGAAAGTACAAGGAGTGGCTTGTCCGCCGTGGATTCTCTGATGAACTTGGAAACGTCCTTGGAATGAGACGACCAAAAGGACGACGACACAACCGAATTGAACCTGATGAACTCTGAAATCACGCGAGAACAACTATTGAAGGAAGCGCCTCAATTGATTGAATACGCCATCCTCCGTGGCTGGATAAGTAAGCCAAAACGAAAAGTCGATGAAGCATGGCATTGCAGCAAATCAGGACATCTTGACGATGCTTCAGACGATGAAATACAGGAACTTAGGAAACAGCTCAGTGGAAGTTGAACTCCTCTCCGACGACGTAGAGATACGGATCGGAGAAACCAAGTGGGCTGGCGTGGCCTACATGCGCGAAGGCAAAAGCAAGGTCTACGTTCGAACCAAAGCCGAATTCAAGGCCAAGTTCGTTCTGATCGATGCGAAGCCCTAAACTATACATCACTGCACAAGAGCAGCTCTTTGCGAAGTTTCAGTCACGCTCCATCGCCATCCAGCATTGGAGCAAGTACCTGATGACTCCCAAAGAGCTTGCTCTCCTTTTCAGCAAGTTAGAGAAATCAAATTCAGTCCTCTCCGAAATCGCCAAGACCGACCTTGGCAAGTCTGGAGAACTCGCGAGAAAACAACTTGGAATCGAATGAATCAATCAAAGATCGACCGTGCGCGTGCGTGGCTTAGAAACACGCCAGGAGCCGTCGCAGGTCAAGGCGGTCATAACGCAACCTTCGCAGTAGCAACCGCGCTCATACACGGTTTTGAGCTGAATGCGGGGGATGCGGAGTCGCTCCTGCATGAGTACAACTCGAAATGCCTCCCACCGTGGAAGCCGAACGAGTTGGCGCATAAGCTCGATCAGGCATCCAAGGTTCCGCACGACAAGCCACGTGGATGGCTACTATCCGCTCAATCAGGCATCGGCCAAGGCGGAACACCCATCTCGCCCACCGGCAAGTTCGTCGTTCAGAAGATCCAAGCAATTCCGCAATCGGACTTTCGATTTTCAACCATAGATTTCTTAAAAGCCTGCTTTGAGCCGGATGAAGTTGTCTGCATCTGCAACGACATCGTAAGCGACGACGAAGGTCGGACTCGGCCAAACTCCAAGGGTACATTCCTCAAGCGCGACGAATGGATTAAGAACCATTTCACGCCGCCCATCAGCGCCATGTGGAACGGTCCTGACAGCCGTGGCGCCTACGTCCGTGTCAACCCATGCTTCGATGAGAGCGGATCGGATTCAGGCGTGGCAGCATTCCGCCATGTCTTGGTTGAGATGGACGAGAAGACCAAGGACGAGCAATGGACGATTCTCAAGGAGTCGAAGCTGCCCATGTCTGTCGTCATCGATTCCGGTGGCAAGAGCTTGCACGGCTGGGTGCGCGTCGATGCGGCGAACAAGGAGGAATGGAACGAGCGTCGTGATGTCGTCTATCGCCAGCTAGAGGCTCTCGGCATCGATCCAAAGAACAAGAACGCCAGCAGGTTCAGCCGGTTGGCCGGTGTAATGCGCGATGGCAAGGAGCAGAAGCTGTTGGCCATCAATGTGGGTGTCGTGAACTGGGATGCGTTCACGGACTATCTGGAGTCGCAGGACATGCCTCAGGAGTTCTCGCTTGATAGCATCATCGAGTACGACCCGAAGAATGATCCTGACAATCTGATCGGTGACAGGTGGCTACGTCGCGGATCTTCGCTTCTATTCGTCGGCCAAAGTGGTTGCGGCAAAAGCTCAATGGCCGCGTATCAGGGGATGAAGTGGGCGTCCGGTGAAGCGTGGTTTGGCGTCAAGCCCGTCCGGGCGTTAAAAGTGGCTTACATCCAGGCGGAAAACGACATCGCCGATCAGCATGACGCACTCAAAGGCGCTGCCCAGATGACCTTCGGCAAAGAGAACTGGGAGCGAGGATTGCGGAGCGTGGACATGCTCTTCTTCCGTGAAACGGTTCGCACCGGAACAGACTTTGCCACAATGCTCCGTCGCCTCGTTCGCAAGACCAAGGCGGACTTGGTTTACATCGATCCGCTGCTCTCCTACATGGGTGGCAATCCTGCGGACATCGAGGTCTGCGCGAACTTCACCCGACACCTGCTCCAGCCGATTATGATGGAGACAGGTGTTGTCCTAGTACTTGTCCATCACTTCCCTAAGCCGAAGGGTAAGGACAACAAACCGGAGAGCGTGGCAGATTTGGCCTACTCAGGATTCGGATCGTCGGATCTGACGAACTGGGCGCGCGAGGTGATTGTGATGAAGGAGGTTGGCTTCAACAATCCGCGCAAGTTCATGCTAGGCATGGCGAAACGGGCTGACCGTTCCGGCATGACTGACAAGGAAGGAAAAGTCACCGGATCAATTATGATCCAGCGTGGTACGGGCGGCGACATCTCATGGAACTACGCGGAGCCTGAGAAGTTTGTCGTCGATAAGGCAGCGGCGAAGAAGCCGTGGACGGGAAGACCTAAGCGTTAGCCTTCTCACGCTCGGCACGGCGACGACCTTTTGCAGCGAGCGATTGGAACTTTGCCTTGCCGTATTTTTTGCGGCCAATGGCTGCACTTAATGCAGCGGGATCTTTCACACCCTTCTTCTCAAGGCTGCTGATGAGCTTCTCGTAACGTCCGCCACCGCCAAGTTTCATCTTGTCCATAAATTATGATTTGTTGAGTTCTGGAACGTATTTCTTTTTGCAAATCAACCGATTTTTCGGCTGATCGCGAAGAGGAATCCATCGGCAGTTATCCTTGAAATATCCTAGGTTATTGTCAATTCGATCAAGGCTGTAGCCATCAGGTCTGTCTCCCATGTCCTCGTAAAAACCTTCAAAAGAGAGCCACTTTTCACAAATTGTGACTCCTTTCAGTCTGTAGTATTTAGAATAAACGTGAGCAGGATTTAGGCATCTATCCTTCATTTTGATCCACGACCTGTACGATCCAGACCCATACTTTCCGTGTTTCAGGCATATTTTAGAAAGCCTTTTTGATCCAACGCAATTGTTGCACTCCCACTGTCTGTTTTCTTTTTTTAGCAAGACAACAACATCGCTCCTAATTGGCTGCTGTTTGCCGCATGTTATGCACTGCCTGTTAAAATATTTTCGGTTTTTAATTGTCAGGCAAGGCTCAGCATCTTTAGCGCATCGCATGCAGACATGATAGCGTGTCCGCCAAGCATTGCAATCCCCCAAGCGGCGCATGACCAAAATTTAGGCGTCGTCTTGTCCTTTGCACTGGCGCAGTTATGCCGCGCGCGGAAATTCTTACGACGCTCAGGATTGTCGCGTTTGATTTCCATGTTCGGATCGCCGAAGCGGACGATGACAACCTTGCCAGCCGGATTCTTGACGTACACCGCGCTCTTCTTCCGCTCGCCAGGAGTGTAGAACGGCTTGTTGAGCGTCACCTTACGCCCCTTGTAGGTGTTACCTTTTTTAGAGAGGGAGGTTTTCATTTCGGCAGTTCTCCGGTGTCAGCGTACTTGCCCAACGCATCATAAAGTGACGCCCGAGGAATGTTTGAGAACTTCTCAAAAATTCGAGCCGTATCTGCCGCGCTACGATATCCAGCAGATCCAGATGCGCGAGCAAGAGCCTTTGCTGCCACATTGTAGAATCCAGCATTCACCGCATTCCCGATGACGCCCATGATTCCTTCAACCGGCTTTCCAGCGGCAACCTTGAGAGCTGATTGCGGAATCCCAGCAACCAACTCTTCAGCCGCTTGACCAGATACAAGCGCACCGCCACCACCAGCGGCCCGTTCGGCCATCAAGATGGTTTTGTAGCCAGGAATAATGTCGTCAACGATTTGCTTGTACAGAGTCGGCCCAAGGATCTGCTCAGACCGCTTGATCTTGGAGATGCCTTTGAGGTTTGGACCTTTTCCACCGAGAACAGTCTCCGCCAAAAGGATGTCTTCAATCTCTTTTGCCCGAGTCGAAATCAACGCTTCTTTGGCCAACTTGTTTCCAGCAACAGCCTCGCGTTCGAGATATCGAACAACAGATCCGACATCCTTTACGTTCGGAAGCAACTGAACCGCTTCAGATGCGACAGCGAATCCGGCAGGAGTTTTGGTCTGCAAGATGTCCAACAACGCTTGAGGACCG